AAAGTTACTGAAGTTCTAATCGGAAAATCTTCTGATGCTTGCAAGTTATTGATATTTAATAAATAAAACCTTATCGGAGATTTTTTCTCCGGACACTAGTGATTGACATTACAGATTAATAAAGAATGTTTTCAAGATATTCTTAATGGTAAACAAGACGTGGAACACAGATACGTCTATCCTTCTAATGCAACAAGATATGTTTATTTCAAACATAAAGGCATAGATTATAAGCGACAAGAAGATATACCAAAGGATGGCGAGGATATAGAGGTTATACCTGTCAAATATGATGCTTTATACCTGATAAATGGTAGAAGGAAAAATGCCCCACGGCTCAAGGTAGAAGTGAAATCTGCAGAATATATCATCTTTACTGATGAAGAAGGTAATGATCTTACAAAAACAGAAAATGGTATAGAATATTTAATTAGCCAAGTATGGTATCATCTTGGTAAAGTGATAAGTACAGAAAATGTCTAAATTTTAAAACTTAAAGTAGAGTCGCAAGAACAATCAACAGGATTGCCGGGCCAAGAAGAAATATGAATGGTGCCGGTTTAGGCGGTAGATTGGTGGCTAACCGTCGAAACACAGCAAATGTCTCTCAGTTAGGAAGTCGAGAACAAAGGCGATATGACTTAAATGTTGCCTTTGGTGGAGCTGGAGGTAAGTAATGAACAAATATTTACTCTCGATGCAGATAATACAGGGTATCCGCGAAAAGACGGATACTGCTGTATTGTATTATTCTGCAGGAGGTAAGGATAGTATAGCCTTATTGGATATGCTCGCTGGCGTATTTGATAAGGTTATATGTTATTATATGTATCTTATCCCGAATTTGGATCACATACGGCCTTACATAAAATGGGCTGAAACAAGATATAAAAATGTAGAGGTCCGTTTGGTAAAGCATTTTCAGAGAGATTATTATGATGCTTGTGGCTTTTTCCGGAAACCAGATCCTTCTATTAAACCAAGAAAAATAGGCGAAATAGAACAGGCTGTAAGAGAAGAAACAGGAATCACATACGGGTTTAGCGGGATGAAGGGTGTGGACGGTTATATGAAACGTATGCGTCTAAAAAGATTTGCTAAAACTGGATATATAACAGATAAAGGTATGGTTTACCCTTTGGCTCTTTGGACGAACAAAGAAGTTCTTCAATATATCACCCAAAGAAATCTGATAAGACCTTTCGTTTATAATCCCAATGCGATAAGCCAAGGCTTCACGATTGATCTTAGAACGCTGCTATTAATGAGGAATAGGTATCCAGGCGACTACATGAAAATTCTAGCGGAATTTCCTTATAGTGAGAAACTAATATTCGATTATGAGAGGAAACAAAATAAATCAACCGGAGAGTAGAGAGATTAAACGAAGTGACATCAACTTCGCAATGTACAATCCTCGGAAAATTACTCAGGAAGCTAAAAAAAGCCTGAAGGCTAATCTGAAACGTGTAGGATTGTTAGGTGGTATCGTATGGAACGAGACTACTGGGAATCTTGTATCCGGGCATCAAAGGATTTCCATTATAGATGAAGTGAATAAATACGATCCAGAAACCAGGGAAAATGACTACTTGATTCGGGTCGAAGTGGTTCACATGGATGAAAAGACGGAAAAAGAACAAAACATTTTCATGAACAACAGAAGTGTGCAGGGTGAATTTGATTCCGATATGCTGAAAAACATGCTTGATGACATTGATTATAATCTTGCCGGACTTAATGACTTTGATTTGAATATGCTTGGTATCGGAGATTTAGATTTTTCAGTAAATGAAGATGTTTGGAGGAAAGAAGACATATTGGATGATTCATTGTTGGTAATAGATGAGGCAACCAAGGGCGGTAATGAGAATAAAGGCATTAACCGTTCCAGTAATTTTTATGAAGATTCAAGAGAGAATCAGATTGCACGTCACAATGAAGTACAAAAGATAAAAGATAGAATCGGCAGTCAAAACAGCTTCGAGAAAGATAACGGCATGCTGAGTTATGTTGTGTTATCCTTTAACAGTCCAACGGAAAGAGCTAATTTCATGGAGATGTTCGGTTATGAATTCGATGAACGCTACATTGACGGAAAAGAGTTTATGGATAGAATAGAATTTGGAGTTGAGTAATGATAAACGAGCAGAATTTAACACAGAAAGGCAAACGCATTAGCACAGAGCGAGCGCAGGAACTTGCAAGGCTTTCGGCAGAATCAAGAAAGCGTAAAAAGGAACTTGTGAAAACCGCAAGAGAATTTGCCATCGCTGCGTTGAATGCTGAAACTACAGATGATAAGGGTCGGAAATTTATTGTAAAAGACGCCATGATAAAAAAACTCATAGCTAAGGCTGTGAGCGATGCGGATTTGAATGCAATAAAGTATTTATTGGAACTTATAGGAGAGTCCCCTGCTGATGAAAATCAAAAAATAGCTGAAGCTGATATCCCAAAAGATATTGACCATGGTATTAGCATTGATTCATGGATAAAAGATAAACTGAAATGATTGCTCCACAAGCGATATATCATCCGTTATATACCGATGATGAGAAGTTCATCATACTCATCACCGGTGGCCGTGGATCAGGTAAAAGTTTCAACGCTTCCACCTTCATCGAGCGTCTGACATTCGAAATGACTCCTTCTGAGAAAATTGTCCACCAGATTCTATACACCCGTTACACGATGGTGTCTGCCAGTATTTCCATTATCCCTGAAATGATGGAAAAAATAGATTTGGATGGAACCACGAAGTATTTCAAGACAACCAAGACGGATATTGTGAATCGTATGACCGGTAGCCGTATCATGTTCCGGGGTATCAAGACCTCTTCTGGGAATCAGACGGCCAAGCTGAAATCCATCCAGGGTATTACCACCTTTGTCTGTGATGAGGCCGAGGAATGGACCAGTGAGGAAGAGTTCGACAAGATAATGCTCTCTATCCGTAAGAAGGGAATCCAGAACCGGATTATCATCATCATGAATCCATGCGATTCGAACCACTTCATCTATAAGAAATACATCGAGAATACCCACCGACTTGTGGAGATTGACGGCGTACAAGTACAGGTTTCCACCCATCCGAATGTTCTCCATATCCATACGACTTACTTCGACAATATCGAGAACCTTTCCCCGGAGTTCCTGAATGAGGTAAAGGAAATGAAAGAGAAGAATCCGGAGAAGTACGCCCATGTGGTTATTGGTCGTTGGGCAGACGTGGCCGAGGGTGCAGTGTTCAAGAAATGGGGTATTGTGGACGAGTTCCCGATGTGGTGCAAGCATGTGGCTATCGGGCAGGACTTTGGTTATACCAATGACCCTTCAGCTTCTATTCGGTGCGGAATCATTGACAATGCGCTTTATCTGGATGAGATTGACTATCGGACCGGATTGCTTTCTGGAGATATTGCGAAGACTCTCCGGCCCTGGAATTTGAAGGTGATTGCCGACAGTGCCGATCCGCGTCTGATACAGGAAATTCACAATGGCGGTATCCGGATTTATCCGGTAGAGAAGGGGCAAGGTTCCGTCAATGCCGGCCTAGACAAGATGCAGGGAATGGATATTTTCATTACCAAGCGTTCTTACAATCTTCAACGGGAGTTTCGTAATTATGTCTGGGCGAAAGATAAGGATGGCAACTATATCAACGAGCCGGAAGACCATGATAATCACTGCTTCGTAGGTGAAACAATGATAGAAACTTTATCGGGTAGCAAGCGCATTGATTCCATCAAAGTTGGTGAGTATGTGCTTACATCAGACGGCTATCGGAAAGTAAGTAAATTCTTTGATAATGGATACAAAAAGATATTGTATATTCGTTTGATTTTTAGTAGCTTTATAGTAGATATAAAGGCGACGCCTGAACATAAATTTAAGACCAAAAACGGATGGAAACAATTAAAAGACTTGACGGAAACGGACGTACTCTATACGTGCAAATCTTTAATGGGAAAGAATATCGTTTATACAACGGAGAACGATATTTCTCTCGTGGAACGAAAAGACTTCACAGAGAAGTGTGGAAATACTTCAATGGAGATATACCAAAAGGATACCATGTCCACCACAAAGACGAAGACACATGGAATAATGAAATTAGCAACCTTGAGCTTATTGAGATGCACACCCATTTGCGGCTTCATGCGAAAGAACAAAATGAGAATGAAGAAATACTTGCACAACGTAGAAAGAACATGGCTAAAGCAAGTAAATATGCCGCTGGGTGGCATGGCTCAGAAGAAGGCAGGAAATGGCATAGTGAGCACGCTAAAAAACAATTTGCAAACGCAAAGCCAAAGGAGTTCGTCTGTGAATGGTGCCGAAAGACGTTTTTTGCAATGCCGAATGGAATTAACAGATTCTGTTCAAACAAGTGCAAGACTGCATACAGATATCACTCAGGAGTTGACGACGAAATGCGGAAATGCAAATGGTGCGGTAGAGAATTTACTGCAAACAAATACAGTAGAACATGGTACTGTAGCAAAAGTTGCAGCGGAAAGTATTCTGCAAGCGTCAGAAATAAAAAAGATTGAGATAATAAGTGAGAATATAGCAAGTGTTTACGACTTGGAGGTTGAGGATATGCACGAGTTTTTTGCTAATGGAGTTCTTGTACATAATTGCATCGACGCCGCTCGCTATTATGTATTGGGAGAGTTGCTAGGCAAGATTATGAAACCGAAAGACGTATCAGGAATATTTGGACATTAAATTTTAGTATATGGGAACATTAGAAGAAATTTTAGCGATACCGGAGATAGAAAGAAAAATCTACTATTTGAAGAAAGGGCGAAAGACTGAGTTACCCAACGCCCATGCCCTTTACAACGATTGGAATCCGAACAGGCACGAGATAGTGATAGACGAGGAGAAATATCCTAAAATCAAGATCACTACCCAACCGGAGAAACGTATTACTGACCCGAGCACAGGGAAAGAATACGTCGAGCCGGCGGTGAAGAAAGAAGTCGATCCGAATAGGATAGCCCTACCTATCGAGCAGGACATCGTGAACATTCAGACGGCCTTCACGGTTGGAACAGAGCCTGTTCTTGATTGCCAGCCGGACAAATCCGAGGAAGGTTTGCTTTCCGCATTGAAGCAGGTGTTCAAGAAAAACAAGCTGAAATACCAGAACAAGAAAGTGGTCCGGGCATGGCTGGCCGAACAGGAAGTGGCCGAATACTGGTATGTAGTGAAGGATGATGGCTTCTGGGCCAAACTAAAGCGCAAGGTTACAGAGATTTTTGGGAAGTCCAAGCCTGAGTATCGTCTGAAAAGTGCCATTTGGTCTCCATTCCGGGGAGATAAACTTTACCCGTTCTTCAATGATCAGGGTGATCTGGTGGCCCTGTCTCGGGAGTACAAGAAGAAGGATCTGGATGACGTGGAAATAACTTGTTTCATGACCATCACCAAGGATATGGTTTATCAATGGGAGCTGACAAACAACTGGACCGATAAGGGCTCGTTTGCTCATGGGTTCAAGAAGATGCCGGTAATCTACATGTGGAGGCCGGAAGCTTATTGCGATAAGATCAAGAGCCTTCGTGTGAGACTGGAGAAACTCCTTTCAAATTATGCGGACTGCATCGACTACCATTTCTTTCCGATCCTCATGCTGTTCGGTGACGTGCAGAATTTCTCCGGTGAGTTCAAGAATAGGGTAGTGGAGTTAACTGGGCAGGGAGCCAACGCGCAATACTTGACTTGGAGCCAGGTTCCGGACACCGTGAAGTTCGAGGTGGAAACCTTGCTGAGCCAGATTTACGGGTTGACCAATACGCCCAGGATCTCTTT